CGAAAACTCTTAGCATTCTATTAAAAGAAGCGTGGCGTATTGTCACGATTTCTCTTTCTAGAGTGAAGGTCTCTTCTCGTGTCCGAATGTTTAACAACTTTATGCAATATGTGATCCGTACTTACAGATCTCATGGCGCATCCTTTACCATTTCTATGTTAAAGGGGAACTCTGTTGCTCTCCAACGATTTCTCGCTGGATCTCCATATTCTTCATTGAGAGAATCTGAGCCAAATTTACCTCTTCCTCGATTATCTAATGGTCTTCCAAAGGTTATACCTAAGGCGGATCGTAAGTTAATTCGAGAGGGTCATACAGGAATAATAAGATTTTGGTTATCCCTTTTCGGGGTATACCGAGTTCTTAAAGCTCCAGTAAGACCTAAACTTAATACCATAACTGATGCTTCAACAGCAACAGATAAGGATATTAATAAGGAGTTTAAATGGTTCGTTTTCACTCATATGTGGAAGATTTTACCGGGTGTAAAACCCGATGCAATCAGAACTGACGCTGAATACATAGTTACTTCTCAATCAGCAGGACCAAACTTCTATAATGCTACTGCGTCTTACTTTACTGACTTATGCTGGTGGGCTCAATCCGAAGAGGATTATAAGCTTTTCCGAGCATATTGTTCAGTTAGTAGATCAGTAAAGTTATGGAAGAAATTTGATTCTGGTATTACTCTTCTCTTCAATCTGTTGTCTGCTGGAGCAAGGATCCCTATCAAAGGATCGTTTGCGTACAGTAGTGCAGTAGATGGAGAGGCGGCGGGAAGTACTTATGAAGGAGCTCCTATTTCTAAGAAAACTGGAAAACCACAGAAGATATATTATGTATCTCCTTCTTCTCTTAACACTCCGTTAAGAGGTGGTCAACTGGCTTTTAAAGAAGAGGCAGCAGGAAAACTTCGAGTATTTGCTATAGCCGATATATGGACGCAGAGCGTTTTAGCTCCACTTCATAAATCGATCTTTCGAATACTTCGAGCGCTACCTAATGACGGTACCTTTGATCAAGATCTCTCTTTCGAGCGATCTATGAGAAAAGCTACTGAAAATAGATGTGCGTTCTCTGTTGACTTGTCAGCTGCAACTGACCGATTACCTATCTCTATCCAAGCTGATGTACTTGATACATTAACGGGGAAAGAGGGGTTCGGAAAGGCGTGGTCTGACTTATTAGTCTCACGAGAATGGGTTATTCCTAGCTCAGCTCCGGAAGAGTACAACCTTCCAAGAGGAAAGGGATTAACTTATGCAGTCGGTCAGCCTATGGGAGCATTGAGTTCCTGGGGTATGTTGGCACTGACTCATCATATGATAGTTCAGTATGCCGCATATCAAACTAGGGGAGAATTACTTTGTTGGTACGATAATTACGAGGTATTAGGAGATGATATCGTTATCTTTGATAAAGATGTTTACTCTGAGTACCTTATTATTATGGATCGCCTAGGCGTTCCATGTAATCCGTCCAAATCAATCCCAG